TTAACCAACGTTTAAATGAAACTTAACCGATTCACCATTCAGCAGCTGTTTTGTACCCTCAATATTGTTTTCATAGATGTGAACATTACCCAAAAAAAGTGTGATACTCTTTAGCTGTATATCAATTTGCTTGCTTATTAAGTACAAGTGATAGATATCCGAAGGTAAGCCTAGACTAGCGTCAGAACTTCGCTGATACGCACTTACAATCAACTTACCGTTATCAATTTGAAACTGAATCAAGCTTAAGCATGGCTGTTGGTTGCTCTCGGTGTTGTTAGAACCCAGAAACAAAACATAATTCTTAGAGGTGCGCTTCTCTTTGTTGATCTTATCGATAAGCTTAGGCAGCTGCTCAAAGTACGTTGGATAACTATTTACTAAGATAGGACCACAATAATCCCACCAACTCACACCAATATCACGATACGCCTCTGTAGAGCGTTCGCCTGCCATAAACAGTCCTAATTCATCTTTTAGCTTTTTTCGTGCCACAGCGTGACCCTCAAACAGTTCTAGCAGGTCAATAGGTTTTAATTCTAACTTTTGATTTAAAAGAAATTGAATCGAACCTTTTTTATTCTTTTGTAACTTTCCAGTTGTTACTATTTTATTTAAAATTTGGTGATACTTATTCATAATGATTTTTGATTGATGATTGATTATACTACATTTGTACCTCTCAGGATAATTATTAAACACACGATAGCCACAGCATAGAAGACTTATGTCCTCCAACGCTGTGGCTATATGCTTAATTAAATTACCCTGAGAAAGTTTTTAATTGTTGGAGGACTTTTTTTACTTCCCGTCTCCTGAGAATTACATTTTATCAATTATATTTTATGCCAATTCAATGTATTTTATATTTAATACATCTTGTCTTCTTATGAAAAATTTAGCGTACATATCTTGACTTTCTACATAAGGCAATGTAAAACGTAAATTATTATTTAAAAATAGACTTACAACTCCGTTAACTTTTCTAAATGAAAATGCTTTTGGTAAATTGTCCCCGTATCCACCTGGTTCTATGACGCCCTCGTGTGACAAAGTTTCATTATTATATATTTTAAATACAGAATAATTACCGTTCGCTTGATATACTATAAAACGATATACTTCAACATTATCCGAAATTCTGTAAAATGATAAAAAAGTTTGTTCGGCATCAACACCACTAAATCCCAAAGCTGACTGTTTTAAAGAGAAATTAAATCTAAAGTTTTTGGTCGCGTCGAGTTTTATATTATTTGGATTTAATTTTGCAACCCCTAAAACATTATATTGATCAACTTTCAACGAACCCGCTTCACTTATGTTTATTGGTTGAACAACGTCTGTCCAATCTAATGCAGTAGGTACGTAAACAGTCCCATATAAAACTGGTAATTTATCATTATAGACAACGTTTGTCCCGTTACTTATTTCAATATCAAAATCGCCTTCATTTGATAAAGTCGTCACTACTAAATCAAGTGCGCCATTGTCGTCATTAAATGTAACGCTATTAACTACTTGTCCCTCTATTTTTACAATTGAAGCGGGTGTGAAAAACGAACCGTTCAGTCTTAATGGTGAAGTTGAATCAGGCAAAAGGCTTGTTGGAAACAAAGTACCCAATCTTGGCGCAGGATACACCGTCAACGAATTATCAATTTTCATAAAATACACTCCCGTTTTAATAAACTTAACCGTAATTTGATTGATCTCACCTTTCTTAAACGTACCTACTTTGTTAGACTCCCATCCAGCAGGAAAAGTGGGCGTAAAATTACCCGCCAAATAAATTTTAAGCTCTTCGGTGTTTTTACCTGATGCAGGCAAATTTGATTCTGTAAAGGTTGTATTTCCCGTCAAAGTCAAGTAATACGTGTCTACTAGCCAGTTAATCTCATACGTACCTGTAACGGCAGCATTTTCGACATATTTCTCCAAAGCAGTGTCAGGCAAACCAACATTGGAACGCCACAAACATTTTACATCGTTGGCTTTAATGTTCGGAATTACCGCCGCTGCATTAGCATCGTTTATAGTTCCGTTGTACTTTAAGATTGAGGCGTTGATTTGGAATAGTTCATTTAGTGAAAAGTTAGACGCTTGAAAATCGGCTAATTTAGAACCTGTTTGAAAATCGGCATTAATTTCTAAATACAATCTATTCGAAAAAATAGTGTCAACATCTTTTTTAAACAGCGTTCCGGTAGCTCCAAAGCTAAAACAATTGGTATTGGTAAGTTTAAAACCAGTCCAAGTACCAGATAGCATCAACCCATCAGCACAACCATAAAATCCAATTGTAATACCAGTTCCTTGTCTGTAATTTCTAATTTTCCCGATTGATTTACACCCCTCAAAATTCACGGTAACTAGTTCAACGGCATGAGTACCATCACTATCAACAATGTCAAATACTTTGGCACCTGTACCCGTAGCATTAAAAGCAATATTGTGAATGATTAAATTACCAGAACCACCAACAGCACTTGTAAATATAGTGTGATTGGCTACGCCATAGCTTGCAATACGTGAAGCATCAAAGGAGTACCCCATGATGTTTAAGCCTCCAGCAGGGACTACAATCGTTTCGCCTGCAAGAAGAGAAAACGAGCCATCGATCAAATAAAGAACATCACTAGCAAGGTTGCCCAACAGTTGTGACTTGTTTTGAACCACGACCTCTTTTAATCGAACCGGAATAGCAATGTTTTCACCAGCACCTACTAAGCTGACGCCGTTAATAGTTTTAAGGCTAGTGCCTGAAAGTTTCTGATCAATCAACCCTTTCAAAATCTTACCCATTTCAGCAGTCAACGCTTTCGTGGTTCCACCAGTAGTCAGGTCGTTCACCAATATAGTTTCTAGCGAAGCTTCAACTGTTTTAATTGCATCAACGATTTCTTGAACGGTGTCCAGGTTAATATCGTTTGATGTCAATAAAGTATTGATACCGTCGATTTGAGTTTGCAAAACGACACCTTGCTCAGCTGACAAAAGTGACGTTGTGCCGCCTGTTGTCAAATTATTGACAATAGACAAAAACTCATGAGCGATCTTTGAGAACTCGTTAAGCGGTACATAACCGCCTGCAACTCCTTTTTGATCGACACTTTGTTTACCTTCAAACAGATCAGCGTGTGCATCTACAGCTACTTTGTGCGCATTGAACTGATCATTTTCAGTCTTCGCATTTAAAACGTTTGTTAGGTTCGATATTGCGCTTTGTGGTATTGTTTCTTCTTTGTTCCAAAAACTGCCCCAACTAGCCCAAAATTGCGCTTGTGTTGGTTTTTTCCCAGTCATGAACCAGTCGTATATTTGTGATAGTGTTGCCATAATTTATTATTTTATCCAGATTGCCATGTAGTTAATTTTTGAAGCTGCACGAGCCTCCGAGTTGTTACAAATTACCGTGATACGATTTGCTTCGATGCGATATTTACAGAAAAGCGTGTCGTTAGAATCAACATCACCAGCAAAATCAATTTGCGCAATCGACGGCATGAAGCCTGCTAGGTGTGTCATTGTATAACCCGCTGGTGGCGTTACCCAAACATAATTTTTTGTATAGTCGTTTTCTCTAGCACCAACAGCAAGGGCGTTAACGGTTTCAGTACCCGTTGTGATCTTTATTTGTGGAGTCGTTCGTAGCTCAAGAGCTTCAATGCGTTCCACCAATAAATCAACCGTTGTTTTATCTTCCTTTTCGCCAATGACCTCAAGTTGAGCCACTAGGTCGCTAGGAATGTTTTTTGTTTCGAACGGCCTCTTAAAATCAGTCCATAACCACGAAGTGTCAGCAGTACCAAAAGTCGCATAGCGTACGGCATGCACTTGCTTAACAACACCGTTTTTAAAGCCACGATTTACAGGCTCCTCGATTATGATTACCGTTGAGTTTACATTGACGTTTGCCGATTTAAAAGCCAACAATTCGCCATCAATAAAAACATAGCCATCGCTAACAGTTGCTCCTACACTAACGCATCCTGACACAATAGTCAAGTTCCCCGCCAAAGCTCCTAGAGAGTTGAAAACAGAATAAGCCGTTTCCATTTCCTGCAAGCGTTCCGATTTTAATGGATAACCGCCTGTTTGTGTAAAATTTGATTTATTCATCTATGTGTATTTTATAGCGTTTGCCGCCTGCTTTATAATAATCAATGTGTGCCTTCAATCCGTCTAACTGCCTGTTGTAAATATCTTGTGGTACGTAAACAATAAAGTCCAATCCTGTGTCTGCCGTTTCGCCTTCGGTTCGTAACCAAATAGTCTCAGGTTCTAACTCTGTATCCAACCAAACATCCTGCTCTTCCGCTTCGGTAAATATGTAGGTGGTGTCAAATATTTGACCGTCACCGATATAAATTCGCCTTTGTACCGGGTCAAACTTATCATTCAGCGAACCTCTTAACGAGCATATTTGTCCTGTGTGCTCGAGTTTATAAATATTGTCTATGCGCCAGTTGTACCATTTGTAGTAAAGACTTTCCATTGGTGCCAACAACGCTCTTGTATAGCCCAATAAAAAAGGCCTACGCAAAAAAGTGGGCAATAAATAAAGCACGAGTTTATCCCAGTTAATATCAAACGACATAGGCTATTGTATCAAAGGTTACTATTTCAAAATAGCCACTTTCGGCAATCTTAGATATAAATATTGGTTGTGGCGTTCCGTAACCATTCGAGGCGGGGTCAATCCAAGAGCTCTCAGCACTTATCAAAGTAGCATCTTTTACACCTGGTACTAACTGTATCTTATCGACCAATGCCGACAAACGAAGCTCTCCATTAAAATCAAGCTCCTTCATGAACTCCTGTAACGCCTCGTTAACTGGGTAATTTGCATCAAGTTTGCTCATTCCGTTTTCATCCAACAAAGCAGCATCTCTCTTGATTTGTAAATTGATGTACAATTGATCAGCCTTATAATTGATAATCGTGACTTGTACGCCTGCAACTCTTATTTCGTTGATGTAAGCCTGTATTGATTCTACTTGTGATGGATCGTCAAAATCAGACAAAACGCCGTCCGTTTCTCCCGCTATTTTCAAAATCACACGACTACTATCCGCCGCCTCATTTACTGCCGCATATTTAATTATTTTCGAAGCTTCAATTTGATCTTCAGTAGCGGTGCCGTTATCAAAATAATCTTTATCGGCCATCAAGTCGAAACCAAATTGGAAGCGCAAAGCCATCGTTCTATACCACGGCAAAGTCCCTGCTTTTTCATTCGCTAATCGTTCGTTTACTTCCTTGGTGTGTTGATCAAAAAAAGATTCGTGCAACCAAATAGCGTAAGCCACCACGTAAGCAAACAAACGGAATATAGCAACTTTACTAGTTGAGTTGAGTCCTTGCAAATTTTCATTTGCTGCGATCGTTGCAAAAATCTCGTTCTGTATTACTGTTATTTGTCTTGCCATTTTATCCTACTATAAAAGTTGTTCCTATTGCCATTGTTCCGATACCCAGTGTTGGGCTAATTTCCTCAAGCCCATCTTTTGTAATTCCCGTTGCGGGTATCATTTTTTTACTGTCCAGGTACTTCACCTCTTTGTTGCTAATTACAACATCCGCAGGAATTACTATCGTTGCACCTGCTATGGGTGTGTCCGTTATTGCGCTGTTGTTATTGGCGGCAATAGCGAAAGCGTTTGTAGCGTCTCCGGTATATTGTATCGCAATATCAAACCAAGTCTGAAGCACTAATCCTGTAGCCATATTATTCCGTGTAATTTGCATCTATCTGGATACTTAAATCCGATGCTATTTTAATTTCATTCACTTTCATACCGTCAAGCGTGAACTCCGTTCTTATTTCCCTTGCCAAATTGCTTGGGTCGCTATCTTCTAAATATCTTCGAGCTCCAACACCACGCATTGGGACTTCTTTAAATTCGGCTTTATCACTGAGGATCAAAATTTTTTGATGTTGCGAGGTACTTTCGTTAACTACAAAATCGCCATCAATAATTTGCACGTCCATATCGTCATCGAGTAATATATCTTTTGGCATATTATGTTATGTTACCGGTTCCGCTACCAGTGTGACTAGTCGCGGTTCCTGTTGTTGCTACACTTACATTCACGGTCCCCGATTTTACAAAAGCTTCAACTGCATCTGAAATACCCGTCGCCAATCGTTCAATAGATTGATTAGCGTTTTCCTCTTCGTCTTGCTCAGCCGTAAACAATGCAATGAGCGCCGTTTTTAAATTTGCTTTGTTTAAACTCATTTTAAAAGGATTTTAAACTTTGTTCTTAAATCTTCAAACTCTGGTTTATTTACCAGTTTTATCGTTGGTCCTGTATTGGTTGTAAAAACCATTTTACCAATAGCTTCAAAGAGCCCATCAATCAAATTTGCTAAGTTCTCACCACCTGCCGAAATTTGCACTTTATCTGTAAGCTCCACAATCGTGTCACCTACATAATACCCAACCTTTTCAAGTTCATCGGCTGCAATTACCATCCAATCGTCATCGTCTTCAACCCGAACGGCCAACACATAACTTCCAACCTTCGGTACCAGGATAAAACTTTTTTTACCTGTGAGAACCGGGCGAAGTCGAACGTCAAAAATCTCTTGACCATCTTCGTCAATTAGCACACAAGTGGCTTTTGCTTCGTCAACAGACTTTACCTTAGCGATGTTACTAACAGCGGGACCATGACCTTTAGCCATATCCTCAATTGCTTTTCGTATTTGTTCAGGTGTTGGCATCTTAATTGCTTGTTATAAATCCTAATTGTATTGTTTGCCTCCCGCCACTTGCGCTAAAATCACCTGTAACACTTTCAATAAAGAAACTGCCTGACTTCTCGGGGTATTTGTACCCGTCAATTTCGGCTATATCGCCTTTATTTACTGCTGGCTCTAGGAAAGCGGTTATACTTCCTTCATAGCCGTTATAGTTGCTTTTCGTCTGCAATCGGTTGGCTATTTGTTTTAATAAATCAGCAGGAATACCCGCTTTTATTTTCAACAACTTTTCGTTGCTGTATTTTTGTTCGTCGCTTTTACTTCGCTTCACTTCGCCTTTGCTGTCTTTTTCTTGGATCACAATACGAACGTTCTTATCTACCAATCGCTTCTTAAAATCATCCTCTTTGACTGTGTTCCAACCTAGTTTAAACTTTACTGTTTTACCTTTAGACCCAAACAAAGTCCCGACATACAACTCATTAAAATTGAAATAAACCGCTAAATGACACTCCTTTTTCAACCATTCTAAAACCTGAATACCAGTTGCATTTTTAAAACGAACATTCGTCAACGGAATGTTTGGCATATCAGCCGAAAGCACTATATCAGTTCCAGCACACAAGTCTGTCAATAGTTGCTTAACGGTCACGGTCGAATAGCTTTTGTTGAAAATAACATCATACAATAAGTAGCTGTAGCCTTCACATTCTATCTGCACAGGCATTGCCATATTGACCCGTTTTATAAATCCTTCAAAACGCTTGACGTTATTGCCGTCATAACCCAATGAAATGCTTATTTTATCATTTTCCTTAAAAACATACTCCTTGCGTTCGTTGGGTTCTTGGCCGTCTTCGGTGACCGTCTTTTCTGTCTTTAAATAAGTAATACGAGGGAGCTCAATAGTACAGGTGTCGGTAAAACTATCAACATCCGTTTTCCATTTTACCTTCGATGGCTTTACTTTCGTGTACTCTCCAATCGTGATATCACTCGTTAAATAAAACATACTCTTCTACTTTATTATCAAATCTTGAATATAATCAGTCTCAACAGTCATGCTAAATGGACGTATCCAAACTGCTTTTCCTTGCACCTCTGGAAAGTCTAAAGCACTAACTGCTACTCGACAACTTTCGTCTAGGAATATCTCAGGATAACCGCCATGCAACTCGATAGGTTCTGTTGTTTCAAACCAATCTTTTAATTGCAATATTTGATCTTCAGGGACCAACCTATCTTTACCAATTAAAAAACCCTTAATGTTGAATTTATAATCATCAATCGAAAAACACTCTTTTACCTTTCCTTTTCTCTCGCTCACAGGGGTTCTTATGATCTCTTTGACCAAATTAACACCAACCGTACAGGCTTCAATTTCAATTAATTGCCTTCCCGATTTCCATAACTGAATAGGAAACCAAATGTCTTGACCATAAGCTCCTATTTTATTAAATGCAATATTCTTACTTGAGTAGTCAATACTGCCTTTTGGGCGTGGATTATCACTGTTAACAGCGTAACCTAATGGAGCTACAGGTGTTGTCGAATTATTTGAAACGAAATAAGGCGTTTTTAAAAAATAGGTCTTATACATCTTCAATAAGTCGAATGCGGTATTAGTACTCATGTTAAACTAATTTTGATCCGTTATACAATACACGTGCTAATGCTTCCATAACCACGTTTTCCAACTCCTGAGCCGACTCTTTGCCATTCATTGTTGTAAATTGAATAGTTTCAAAGAATTTACCCACATGAATATTGACTACTTTAGGACCAGCACCCGACACCGTTTCGCCTGCTGATTTTCCTGATGCGTTGTTACTTGCCATCACTGCACCGCCAGCGCCTAGAGGTGTGTTCTTAGGATCATCAAGCTTAGGTGTCTTAGGCATTGCAACTGTAGTACTGTGTTTCACTTCTAGTCCACGCCCTGTAAGATGCTTATATACCCAGTCTATCGCATTCAATATTGGTTTCAAGACCGTTTCCCAAAGCCAGACAATTGTCCCCACAACTCCTGTGATTAAATTGCCTACTTTTTCTAATACCCAGCCCAAAAAACTAAATAAATCCTTCAATATTTGGCTGTGCTTGATGAACTCCATAATAGAGCTGACAAACCCCCATAATTGTTGCCCAGTTTTTACAGCAAATTGCCATATTTTGAAAAACACATCACCTATAATAGTCACCCAGCCACTCCACTCACTGGTGCCATTAACGATAGCCATGATGTAATCCACACCTTTTCCTATACTATTAGAAAACGCATCGATGTAGGGTTGTGCTTGCGCTATCATAGGTCCAATACTATTACCGAACTTGATACCTAATTCCAATAGCTTGACAATTACAGGTGAGAATGCGTCACCTAAATCAGACGCAGCATTACCCATTAAATCCTTTGCCGTGGACCACAATCCTGCTTTGGTCTTGCCTTGCGCTGCCATAGCGCCCTCGTAGATACCGCCTTTAGCATTAGCCATTGCCATCGATTTAGCAAGATCGTCATAAGACACATCCATCTCTTTAACCTGGGCAATGCTTTTGCCTGTAGATTTAGCCAACATGGCGTAAATATTGATTCCTGCTATTCCAAACTGGCGAATATCCATTGCCGTAGCTTTACCCACGGTTTTGATTTGTTGCATATTTGCCGCCATTCTCGACAAAATATCATTACCACCACCAACAGCCGAAACTGCATTAGCTAAGTTCATTGTATCTGTACGAGCATCTTTGGCATTCAAGCCTGCTGAAATCAAAGAACGATTTACCTCCAATAGTGAGGCCGTGTCAAATGGCGTCACATCAGCGTCTTTGCGTATGTTTTTGTAAGCCTCATTTGCGCCCTCTTTTCCTAAAAAAGTAGTCAGTCCCGTGATTGCTTGCTCTTTTTGCATGCTGCGACTTATCATCTCACCAATGCCATTAGTAACTGCACCAACAACCATTCTTGCGCCTCGACTAGCTAAGTCCCCAATCATAGAACCTACAGCCACGCCACCTATTCCAACACCACTAGAACTAGAACCACCGCCACCACCAGTATTACCAGCGTGATTTGAAGATTGTCGTTGTAGCATCGCTAGTTCTCGACGTGCTGCCGATATCTGGCTTGGTATGGTACTACGGCTGATGGTGCTTTCAACCTCTCGGATGCGGTTTTGAATTTCACTGAAACTCATAGACAAAATGCGGTTTCGTCCCGTCATTCTATCAGCCTGTTGGCTCATTCTACTAAATGCAGAATGTGAGGTCGAACTCACTCGCGTGATATTCGAACTCATCATATCTTTCATTCGTAAAACAAACTCAATCGTGTTATTCATTTTAGTGCTCTTCTTTTTTGGATAACTCCAATGCTATTCCGGTTCGATAAAAAAACAATTCGTCACCCCATTCTTTTAAGGCATTTGCGCCAAATTTCATGGCGCCATAAACAATGAGGTAATCAATACCCGCGTTATTGTCTTGGCAATCCTTGATTCCTTTGTTACTAAAAGCGAAAGTAATCTGCTTTTTTCCCCTCCAAGATGTTGTTAATTTGAAGGAATACGGCAATGAATTTGTCTTCGTCTTCAATTAATGGGTGATCACCTTCAAGCCACAATTGTTGCATGATAAAAGCAACGGCTTTACTCATTCCGTTGGTACCAATAGCGGTCATATAATCGCCTAAGTCGTCAGCTGTTGGTGGTCTTAAAACTGCCATATCATTATCAACTTTCAAACAAACAAGCTCACGACCTCCGTGCTCTTGTTTCCATTTATCCAACTGGTCTTGACCAAAGCGGGCAATAAATGCCGCCTTAGCGTCTGAAGTATCGGCTGTTGGTTTCGTTTTTTCGGCTTCTTTAGCAATTCGGTTCGCAAATAATGCGTTTAAATCCCCCGCAGGTTTTTCGTTTGTTTTCATTGTTGTCTTGTTAATTAGATTTTATTTTCACCCCAAAACCCCCTACTTAGAGGGGGCAAAGTTTTTTTAAGGCAATTGCACATTCATCGCGATGAAAGGCAGTGTGATCTCTCGATGCTTAGCATTCTGCTCCAAGTCTACACCGCTCTCCGTAAATGAAACACCGCTAGCGATGTAGACCTTTACTGAATCAGTGATTCTTTTTTTGTACGAGCAGGTAATTACAATAGCTTCATGAGGTACATCCGTAATGTCTTCAAATCCAGCCAAACGTGCCGCTTGGTTCATGGCGTCACTTTCAAATCCTAAAACCTTGATGCTTCCAGAATTCTTTTTGTTACCCGTTTGAATATCAATGGCATCATTACCAGCGCCGTAAAGGTGTTCTTTCTCGACTTCTTTCTTGAATCCAAAACCACGCAACCCTTTGATTGTGCGGCCTAGTATCTTTACTTCAAAATGAGACCAAGCACATTCTGATGATGTTATATTTACATTCATCTCTTAAATATTAGAGGTTAAGCCTATCGTTACCTTTAACCATGTTAAGTAACCCAGAGGCAATATTTTTACTTCAATTTCTCCCGTGCTTGTATTTATAATGCCCACATCTGTTGGTACATTCACATCAATGTTACTGATCTGACCCGCCATTTGCGATAGCAATTGCTGACTGATTTCGTTTTCTAAATGCTTCGCATCGGTAGCATTGATCTGTCCATCATCATCTACACGTACTGTTGTTTCCAAAAGCGGTGTTGCTGTAGCAACTGTAACTCGCTGTGCCTTATCAACTAATCGTCCATGAACTAAGATTCTAAAATCATCGTCAGTAGCCATATTATCACGGCCAAAGTAATATCCTGCCACACCGTCACGACGGTGCATGATGATATACCCGGCATTTGCAAATGCGTCCAGCTCTTCAGGGAAGAAGTCTTCGATCGCTTTATTACCTATGTAAGCGTTAGCTATTGACAACGCACCATTTTGACCGTTACCTAACTTAACATGTGCGCCATACTTTACCGCTCTAGCCAAGGCTAGTGCAACGGCACCAGAACCATTGTTAAGATTACTACCCAAAACAACGCCAGCATAACCATTTGATACTGTATTTGGCTCAAAAACTGTTGCAGTTAAGTCAGCAACACGCCCCTCAATAAGCATTCTAATAGGCTTATTGATCGATTGTTGATATTGAGCCAATGCTTTCGAAGCCAATAATGCATCCTCGACATCTTTATCTAAAAAATGCCCCGGCACAATAGTATAAGAGCTTGCTGGTTTTCTGATCAAACCAACGACAGTAATCTCTCCTTTGGCGGCAAGTAATAGTTTTTTCAAACCATTCGCATTTGTTGACGTTACCATTTGTGTCAGTGTCATCGTATCTTCAACACCTAGCACAATAAGTGCTTGATTTCCTCCCAACTCTTGATAAAACAACTGAATTGCTTTATTCAAAAAAGGTTCAGCAGCTACAGTATAACCCTTGGCAACCGCATCGTCATAATTGTAAACCGTTACTATTTGCCCAATCTTTGTGGCTGCCGTTCCTATCAATCCTGCAACACCATCTATCAGTACTACTTGGCGTTGTAGATTGCCATTGGTAACGGCTACCGTTACCTTTGGCGTTCCAGTTCCTTGTGCCATTATGCTTGTGGCGCTAAGTTTGCTTTTGCTACTTCAAGAGCGGCAAAAATATCTACCTTTTTATTTGAAGCTGTTTCCAATTTCAAATCCAGAGCTAATTTTTTAGCATCTTCATAAGAAGTCGTTTCAGGATTGAATTCGTCCAAATTCATCTTATTCAACATTGAAGAAACTACTTCATCTGTTGAAGTAAGGTTTTCGCCTTCAGTTCCCTGGTCCGCGCCAGTCTCTTCCGTTGCACCTACAACTTCGATTTCTTCAATTGTTTTTGAATCTCTCTTAAAAGATTCAACTTTATTATCTTTTAAAGTATTAGCAAAGCCCGAAGCCGAACCAATAGAATGAAACACACGACCATCTGAGGTAATATGACATTCGTTACTTTCTTTGTGTCTTGCGAAGTAATCCGCTGCTTTATCTTTTGACATTTTAAAATGGTTTTAATTAGTGTTTAAATTCGATTTTTAAAGGCAAATCCAAGACCGACCAAAAGGGCTAAACCTATCAATATTCGACCTAGAATGATTTGCGTATTTTGCCACCAGGATAAATTGGCGGGTACAGGGTAAGGTACTTTTTCAATGGTAGACTTATTTTCTTTGATATAAACGTCCTTCCATTGCGCGAATAGCTTTTGCGCTTCAGCGGTGCAGTCAACTGTGAGTATATTGTCTTTTAAGTTGACCTTTGGGGGCTGTAAATAATTGCCTTTTTTGGTAGTTGGCTTTTGACTAATAACGGGTTTTCCGTTTACACATTCGATATAAGCCTTATAATAGCTACTATCTTTTTGCACTTCAAACACGGTGTCTCTTATGACTTCCGTTTTGGTAGTTGTCTTAGCTACCTCTATTGTTGTTGGTGGAACAACACTAGTACTTTTGCAAGAACTAAGTGTTGTAACCAACAAACAAAACAAAAAAAGTACAGACAACAGATTTTTGAGGTTGATGTTTTTCATATTACGATTTATAATTTTTGATACTCTTTTTTTGCATCAAACGAGGGACAGGCTTTTGCCACATTAGGGAAATCACGATGTCCTTGAATGATTGCTTTTGGAAATTGTTTTTTCAACTCAGTAAGCAATTTTACCATTGCTACTTTTTGCGCTGCTGTTCGTGTGTCTTTTGGTGCTCCTTTTGCATCAACACCACCTATGTAGGAGATATTAATAGTAACACTATTGTGACCTGCAACACCATTAGACACCTGGTCTATTGGTAACAAACTCACTACTTCGCCATCAGGCTTAATGATATAGTGGTAACCGGGGTTCTTCCAGCCTAAAGTGTTTTTCCAATAGTTCTGAATGCTTGCTATTTGTACTGTTTGCGCTGTAGCGGTACAATGAACTGCTAAAAAATTGATTGTTCTCATTCTGTTTTGCCGTTTAACTGTTTGTATTTTCGAAGTTCATCCGTGAGGTGTTCTACCTGGTCAATCAGTAAATCAATTTTTTTGTCTCGTTCTTTTATCCTTTCGTCACGCTCTTCAATTCGCTTGTCACGTTCTTCAATAGCGGTAATGGCTTGATCTAATCTAGCTTTTGCATCGTCCAGTAACGAACGGTAAAACGCAGCTGATGTGACCTCATTTCCTAACTCTTTTGCCTTCGCATCAGCGTTATCAATTTTAGTTTGAAACTTTGGTTTTATCCATTGCCAAACATTAGTAGCCGCAACACCTAGAAAAGCAAAAAGGGCGGGATATAAGACTGCATTAAAAAAATTTTGATCCATAATCGACATTAAAAAAAAAGGCTGCCATCATTAAAGAGACAGCCTTTTTACTATTTATATTCTACATTTTTAGCTATTAGGCAGTTGCAGCTTGAACTACTACACCAACACCTTTCCAGTCTTCACGACGGCAACGACCTCCCATTTTTACTAATCCTGAGTGGATGTCACCATAATACAATGGGTTGTCCATGTCTTGGAAAAGCTTAGTGTCTCCTAAAGCTTTCGTTACTGACCCTTTTTGCCAAAAGATGCTCGCTAAATTATCAGTTGCTCCAAGAGCTTCACCTGGCAATCTAAAAGTTCCATTAGCTTGGATAGCTAAAACTGAACTTCTCTCTAGGAATGAGAAGCCTGCAAATTTCCCAATGATACCATTCGTTAAATCCGCAGATTTTTGGAACGCTGCCATTTGGTTCTCTGAAAGCGAGTCAATAAATTCTTGATACATGTATGACTCTAACATCGCATAACGATCGTTAGTTGGTACACTATCTTTGTTGAACTTAGCTTGCATCGCTTGAGCCTCTTTGTAAGTCATCGCCTTACGAGTACCTGTTTGACCGTCTTCAGGGTTTACACTAGATGCTGTCCCTGTAGTTGCAATTCTTCTACTAGTTGGCAAGAATTCAACAGTAACACCACCACCCGCAGCAGGTTTCATTCCGCGCACCCAGTTGTATGTTAACTCATCACCAATACTTTCAGCTAAAGTATCTGTGTGATCTGCAAGCACTGAGTCTGTTTTCTCATAGCTTATCTCTAACACTTCCGCATTAGTAATCGCTGTAGGATCGGTTGTAAATACGTCCAAAGCGTACATTACCGCCGTGTCTCCACGTTGTACTGCCGTTGCAGCACCAAAGGCTCTGTTTTTTACAACAGTAGGCTTAGCACCTGCCTGTGGTAAATACACAATCGAACCACCTTTTACATATTTCGATTCATCGAAACAAAGTGCGATGTGTGGGTTTGTTCTACGTAGTTTTTCTACGATGTAAGAGCTCCATAACTCTTGTGGTATTTTTGGATTTGCCATAATTATTTAATTAAGCGTTATTAGGAAATTTTTCTTTTCTCAAGGTTTCGTACAAGTCAGGGAACTTGGTTCTCACACCTTCTAACTCGTTACTTGCGTACAAGTCATCCCATGATTTACCAACAAATGACTCTGAACCTGTTTTGTCACCCAAATTGTCAGTGATCAACGTTTGAGCAGGCATCGCATCGATCAGTTTTTTCAATCCTGTTGGATTACCAGAGAAACTGTCAGCCAGTTCAGTTGCTAATTCGGTTGTCAATTTCTTGTCAACTTTACCTTGAGCTATAAGGTCTTGAACCTCTTTGGCTACATTAGCCGCTTGCAGGTCTTTTAGTTCTTGCTCTTTTGCAGTCAAAGCTGTTGCTTTGTCAGCTAGGTCCTTTTCCAGTCCTGGTACTTTCTTGGCGTTATCAATCAAGTCCTGCAACACGCCATTGGCATCGTCATCGCTTGAGTTATCGCTCAAATTCAATGCGCCTAATACGGCAGCAGTCAAAATGATTTTTTTCATAGTATTAATTTTTGGTTTTACAAAATCAGCTAGATTTAGCTCGTTATCGTTTTCATCAAATAAATTAGCAAGTGCGTTGTAGTTGCCCGGAATATCTACTAATGATATTTCACGAGGAAACCATTCCGTAATAGTTAGTCCAGTTTGTCCTGGTAGCATTAGTTCTTTGTCGTCTGAAGCATCTAAGCAAACAATGCGACCCACTGAAGCGGCGTTTAAAAATCCGTTTTCAATCTCTGAAACTATTGACTCCCCTTGTGGATGCGCCAAATTGATGACAGGCTTGGCATATACTTTGTCGCCGTCAATTCTAAAGTCTTCCCATCGTACTACTACACCATTATCACGGTCGTGCATTTTAAAACCGATCGGGTTTTTTTTGACTTCATCCATAAGCAAACCAGAGGTTAACAAACGATATCCGTACACATTTACAGAATCATCCGTAAGACAAAACTCCTTTTCGATCTTTTTAAACTTGTTACTCACGGGCTAAATTTTAATGTTTTTCATTCTTGAGAGTACAAACATCCGAATGTTTGCAACCCCTTGAAAATAAGTGTGCAAACCTTGCAGACTTATTTTAAAAAAGGCGGTTAAATGGTCAATTTTGCCCTGTAATCAAGTCGAAAATGGGAATTTCTAAAGCACAGGAGCGAGAGTATGCTCGAATATTATATGTAAGTGAGCGCATCACCTTTAAGGAGATAGCGGAACGTACAGGCGTAACCGAAAAAACAATTGGTAAATGGGCTGAGGCCGACAATTGGGCAAAGCTTCGCAAAAGCTTATTGACTACCAAAGAGAATCAATTAGTACACTGGTACAACCAGCTCGAGGCAATGAATGAGAATATTGCACAAAGAGAGTTACCGGTACCCGATTCCAAGGAAGCCGATGTAATGAGTAAGATCACATCTAACATCCAACGACTCGAAACTGAAATTGGACTTGGCGAATATGTCGAGGTGGGGCGTAAACTATTAACCTTCATTCAATCCATTGACTTGAATGATGCCAAACGATTCAAAGGATACATTGATGAGTTTATCAACTCAAAACTAAAAAATGGCTAAAAAAGTAAGCAATAAGGAGTATTTAGATATATGGCGCGAGTTCTGTGAAAACATGGACAATGCCACACCTATTGACTTGACCGAAAGCCACGGGGCAAAACTAAGGCGCATCACGCACCTGGAGAAAAACCCCGAAGAGTGGTTTAAGTATTACTTTCCAAATTTCTATACCAGCGAACCCGCTGATTTTCATATTAAAGCAACCAAACGGGTATTGAAGAATGCCGAGTGGTACGAAGTCCGTTCGTGGGCGCGAGAACTCTCCAAGTCAGGGCGCACCATGATGGAAGTACTCTACTTGGCAATGACAGGCAAGAAGAAAAATATCCTTTTAATATCCAATTCTGCTGACAATGCCGAAAGGTTGCTTTTACCTTATAAGGGAATCCTAGAACGCAATAACCGAATTATTGCCGACTACGGAATTCAAAAACGTGTTGGTTCTTGGGAGTCTAGCGAGTTCAAAACTCGCAAAGGCGTATCCTTTAGAGCCATTGGTGCGGGTCAATCCCCTCGTGGAACTCGTAACGATGCGAGCCGTCCAGACACCATACTTATTGACGATATCGACACGGACGAATTTTGCCGAAACGAAGAGCTTGTAAAAGAGCGTGTCAAATGGATTGAACAAGCATTAATCCCAACACGATCAATTAGCACAGGGCTACTATTAATAGCCTGTGGTAATATTATTGCGAAATATTGCTGTATCACCGAAATGGGTAAGAAAGCCGATAAATGGGATATTGTAAATATTCGAGATGACGAAGGAAAAAGTACTTGGCCACAAAAAAATACGGAGGAAGCTATTGAACGCGTGCTTAGCTTAATTTCCAGCGCGAGTGCTCAAAAAGAATATTTCAACAACCCTCAAGATGATGGTGATATATTTAAGGAAATAATTTTTGATCTATTGCCACAATTACGACATTGTGATTATGTGGTAGCCTATGCCGATCCTGCACCGAGTAATAACGACAAAACAAATTCATCCGCAAAAAGTGTTGTTATTGTTGGGCGAAAAGGTTTGAAATACGGAATATATAAAGTATGGCTTAACCAAATGACCAATGCGGCGTTTGTTGACTATCTGTTTGAAGCATATCTCTATTTAGTAAAAGCAGGTGTTGACCCGATAAATATTTACATCGAAAATAATAGTCTTCAAGACCCTTTTTACGAGCAAGTATTATTACCCATGATTTTTAAAATTGGGGAAGAAAAAAACATCGCATTACCGATAACTCCAGACGAAAGAAAAAAACCCGACAAACATGTAAGAGTGGAGGGAACACTTGAGCCTAAAAATAGATTAGGTCAACTAATATTTAATAAGACCGAGGAGAACAATCCACACATGCAACGTTTAGCTTCTCAGTTTACTGGTTTCAGCATGAAATCAAAAAAGATAGATGGACCCGATTCCGTGGAAGGTGGAGTTGTTGTGATTGAAAACAAGGTAGTCAGCAATTCAACAGGAGCAATTGAAAGCATACCAAGAACCGCAAATAAACACCGAATGTAATGGCAGAAAAAAGCACCAAAACGCAAACTACAACCTACCAAGTAGGTGTTGATATATTAGGATTTCCCATCTATGTGGAGCATACCACCATCTGCGAAACCTTAACTAATTTGATCAAACCAAAGAGACGATTAAACGTTTTGCAACGAATTTTAAAACAGCATTAACATGTTAGTACAACCATCAGAACTTATCACTGAATTATACCCTGAGATTCAAAACGCAATCACCAGGGGAAATAATGACGAAGTAATATCGCAAATCAAAGCCGCTGAGGATTATTGCAAATCGTACCTGTTTAAATACGATTTAAAAGCCCTTTTTGGAGACGATAGTGCTGACCCTGTTTTGGCTCCAACAATCGTAGACAACAACCTCAAGAAAACTATTAAAGTAATTGCCTCTTATTGGTTGGTACGAAAAGCAAGCCCCAACGTTAACTTAGACATATTCCGTGAGGATTTCGAACTAATGGTTGGTAATAAAGAAATACCGGGATGGCTGTATGATATCAAAGAAGGGAACATCAATCCCGCTTGGCCATACAAAGCCGATGACCCTACAACACCCGAAGACGAAAGCACCGAAAACGACGGTGTGTTTTTCGACTCCAACCCTAAACGCACCCAAAGATTTTAACTATGGCAACGAATATAGAAAAACCAAAAACCCCAGAAGCATTTGTCATTCATGACTTAACGCTTGTAGCACCTGATCGCCAAAGTAAGGATATCGGGAAATTAAAAGAAGCGGTAATCGGTGCCGAAAGTGTGTACTTTCCAAACCGTGTGGCACTGTATGACTTGTACCATGACATCCTATCAATGGATGGCTTTTTGCGTGGTATTATTTCAAAGCGTATTGATACGGTTAACAACAAAAAGATCAAATTCATTCAAGCCGATGGTAAAGAAAACGAAGACCTAACCAAGCTAATCAACGGACAAAAAGGACGTGATTTGATTACGCTACTAATGGAGTCTAAAATTTGGGGAACCTCGGGAATGGAGTTTGTTGTAGGTCCTGAATTGGAATTTAAAGAAGTGCCACGAAAACACATCAAACCTGAAAAAGGTGTAATTACCAAATCGCAATACGGAGTATCTGTAGACAACGGCTTTGAGTATGAAGATATGCCTTTTGTTTGGGTGGTGGGTAAACCAAAGGATTTAGGTTTACTATTGGCGTGCTCGATGTATGGTATTTACAAGCGTGGCACCTTTGGCGATTATGCGCAGTATGTCGAGATATTTGGACAACCGGTGCGCATCATGAAATACGATGCCTACGACACCAAGACCAAGCAAGAACTAAAGACGGTAATGACCGAAAGCGGTTCGGCTTTGGCGATTATGATACCGAAGCAAGCCGAATTCGAAATGAAGGATGGTAAAGCATCTAATGCCGATGGTAAGTTGCAATTGGGATTAATTGGTGCATGTAATGAGGAAATGTCTATTGCTATTTTGGGTAATACCGAAACAACCAAAGCAAGTAGCTCGAGTGGCTACGCTCAGAGCAAAGAGCATGGAGAGCAACAGGATGAATTGACAATATCAGATTTGATTTTTGTAGAGAACCATTTGAACTCTATCAAGTTTTTAAATATCCTAAAATCATACGGTTTTGACGTAAACGGTAAGTTTGAGTTTGAACTTGATCTTGATTTAGCCAAGTTAAAGCTTAGAATGGAAATCGATATGGCGATTAGCCAAAAAGTGCCTATTGGTGACGATTATTGGTACACTACTTACGGTATTCCAAAACCTGATAACTATGACGAACTGAAGGCGAAAATGGAAGCGCAAAGGCAACTAGCACCTACAGAACCTGAAGAAACTGAAACGGCCAAAAAAGGACCAAAACAAAAGCCAAAAAAAGGGCAATTGACCGAGACTAAAAAGCAAAACTTAGCCGATAAGTTCCTAAAGAACTTAGCCGATTTTTTCGACCAAGCCCAACACTAGTTGGGCAATTGAACGATTTGTATAGTGAGCGTTGCAATTGTACCGTTTTGCCAGACTTGGCAGACAACGACCAAGAGTGGGACGATATCTATACCGAAATTGCAAGACAGCTACTCGAAGGCGAAGACCTCGACACCGATGCGCTGTATAACAAAACAGCCAAGCAATTGGTTGAAGCGATGCACAAAGGCTTTGGCGGTAGCTATGACGATGAAGACAGCCGTAAGAAGCTACAAGACCAGTTTACACGCAATATTGAGCAGTTTAGCTATGCTAAGACTTTGACACAATTTCATTTGTTCAAAGACGCCCTGTTTAACGACAAAGGGCAAATTCAGTCGTTGGCAGCGGTCAAAAAAGCAGTTGCCGAAACGGGCGAAGTTTTCAACAACAATTATTTACGTGCTGAGCATTCGTTTGTAACTCAAACCGCTATCATGGCCAATAAATGGGAAACATTAGATAGTGAATATTTGGAGTTTACCACGGTGGGTGACACCCACGTGCGACCAGAACACAAACTGTTTGACAAGTTCACCGCTTTGAAAACGGACCCGATCTGGAAACGATTGTACACACCACTTGATTGGGGTTGTCGTTGTACTGTTATTCCGGGCATTGCTCGAAATGTTAGTAAGGAGTACGATAGCGATTGGGCAAACAAGGTGGTTGACCCATTGGTGAAAGGAACTATTTTTGATAATAATGCGGCTTTGACTGGTAAAGTGTTTACAGACAAGCATCCTTATTTTAAGGTAGCGCCTAAAAAGGTTATTGATAAAAAAGTAGAGCAAGCAGGAAACAATAGTTTGATCAACCTAAAAGACTTTATCAAAGATGAACTACCGACAGACAAAGAGATAAAAAACATATTTTTAAAATATGCTGAACTATCTCCTAATGACTTTAGAGGCGGTCTTGGTAAAATCAACATTGTTAAGTCAAAAAGCTACATGATGCAACACTCTATGAGCTATACAACAATGTCAAATGAATGGGTAGGCAAATCAACTATTTCAATTAGTAAAACTACTTTTCGAAATGGATTTAACCCAGCGGAAGAACTAAGAGGAGCTTTAGGAGCAATCAAAAAAGGGAGTAAACTAACTTTTAACCAGGAGTATTCTTTAGAGTCGATGTGGCACGAAATTCTACACGCAAAAACAAAAACAAAGCCTTACAAGCTAAGCGAGTTTCACAAGCAACGAATGGAAACTATTAACCAGTTTGTAGCGCGACACACCTATGATAAGTTTATTGAAAAACTAGGAGGCAAAGCAACGAATAAGGCTGATGTACTGGATAATGGTTATGGCTATAACAATTGGATAACAACCTTTAGAGGTGAGTTGAAAAATAGAGGGATTCCAGAAAGCAAAGCGCTAGAGTTTTTTAAACCTCATTTGATGAGTGATTATTATTCGATAGCGTCAAAAATGAGAGAGTTTTTTATTGAGCAATAGCTACGTCATCCAATCCCCATTGGTATTGTTGATAAAGATCAGGGATTAAATCTCGGTATTTTTTAGCTGTTGTTTCATCCTTACGGGATTCGTACAATAGAGTAATATCCAACAAGCTGTGCTCTTTTGAGTACATCCAGTCAGTAGTATATTCCTCTTTACTCATCCCATCTGTTAAGTTTAACAGTTCGGAAGGCGTAGGATTATGGTCGTAAATAGTTTCCATAAACACAAAATTACTAAATGTTATCTGAATAACAATTATTTAAAGGCAAAATAAAAAACAAATGACTCCTCAGGAATTCGAAAGAGCACTAAGAACCAAGGCCACCGAAATAAGAGCCTATGCCAACAACCGCTATCCATCGGTAGCAGGAAACGTGGCTTTGCGTTTTATCAACGGAAATTTTAGGGCGCAAGGATTCCAAGGAACTAGTTTTAGTAAGTGGAAAAAAGGCAATAAATCTAGGGGTACAACCTTAGTAGTCTCAGGTGCTTTGCGTGCAGGGAACTATTACACCACCCAACCAGGACAAACGACATTAAAAAACAATATGCCGTATGCCAAAGCACACAATGAGGGATTTAGCGGTACGGTACAAATAAAAGCGCATAGCCGTAATAAATACAGCAAAGCCAAAAGGGGAACGGGTAAGTTTACCCGAACAGGCAAGGAACGAATGCAAACAGTAACGTTTAAGTCTGGCAGTAGCCAAGTACGAGCGCACCAACGCAAAATGAACATACCCAAACGGCAATTTATGCCAACACACGCAAATGATAGTCCTGTGCTAAACAATGCTATTGTAAGACAGGTAACAAGAGATATTCAACAATTAATGCAACGATAATGGAAAGCCCAATAGCCAATTTATTCTTAGCGATTCAAGATCGCATTTTAGACCAGGTACCCGAGATCAAATACATTGATCAAAACATGGGACAATATTTGACTGAAGACTTTAGAAAGCAAATGTTGTTCCCTGCTTTACTCGTTGATTTCCCGATCGAAGACTTTAGCGAATTGCAAGGATTGAACCAACTTGCTGACATTAATATTACTGTGACCTTGTTTTATGATGTTTGGGACAATACCAATAGTTTAGCTCCAAAAGAAATCAAAGAGGCGGGTTTGAAGTATCTTGAAATTGATCAAAAAGTATTCATGGCCTTACAAGGATTCACTACTGATTTTTGCGAGCCATTCATCCGTAGGCAGTCGAAGAACCACAATGCAAATGAAACGGGACTACGAGTGAAGGAAATTAGTTTCACAACGCAATATGAAGATTATAGCTGTGATGACGATTCGGCAAAAGTACAGTTTACACTACGTACCGAATAAAGACAATTGATTTTGCACCTCTTTAGGAATTGGCATCCCTTTGATATTCATCCATTGGCGGTAACTTAAATAAATGTTGTGCTTAGGGAAAATAGTACGAATAATTTTAGTATCAGGTACATCAGCGTGCTTGGCGGCTTTGTAAACGTCAATGATAAATTGAGCTCGTTTGTGATAATTATTTTTATTATACGCCATATTACAAAAATAACCTAGTAATTTATTCTGTGCAACACGACTTTAGGGCATAAAAAAACCCGCTAGTTTGCGGGTTTAAATTTTTATTCCATCAAAAAAAGTTCCACATAGGGCTCCATACATTCAAACTTAGCGGTTGGCGATTTTATATTCCAAAATATTTCTGCAACTACATACCTTTTTTCATCCCAAACCAGTTGATCATTTTTACGAGGGATACATTCTAAATATACAATTTCTGACTTACTTCTTTTTTCGTCTACTAATATCACTTTCATCTTACTCTATTCTGGTATTAGTGACGTTTCCATCCATATCGACATTACAGTATAAAGCTTGTAAAATAAGTGCGTTAAATTCATTCTTAGCTCTAAAAGTTGTCTTGATAGCAAATGAACTATCTTTATTCATTCCTGTATTCCAAGTATTCTCGATTTCAAGACTAGAAGGATCGTTCAAGTTTTTCTTCAGAAAATTACGAATAGGCTTATAAACTCCGCTTAGCTCATTAAAATGCTTTTTGTCAAATTGTTCTTCATAAGTAAGCGGCTTTTCGATAACCTCAGACTCTACAGGCTTTACTTTATTTTCGGCTTGAGATTCATTATATTTTCCAAAAGCAAAGAGTATTACTATAACTACTCCTGCAATAATCCATTTTTTACGTAACTCCATAATAGTGTTGTTTAAATAAGTTTCAAATCTAATTAATATTTACAAATTACAAATACAAAAGCTACAAATACTATTACAAAAATTATCAATAGTACTTTAAGTCGCATTTTAAACTTGCGGTCTATTTCTCGTAGTCTGCGGTGGTGGTCGTCCCAAATGTCTTGCATGATGTATATTTTTATGGTTATTAAAAACGAACGGAAAGCCTTATTGCTCCATTCTCTCGTACTGTTGATGACTTGAATATAATGCCACCTTTGTAATAACTGCTGTCACGGTAGCCTTTGCCGTCTTCGAGGTCTTCGCAGTGATCTACATAAACCATCCCACCTATGTAAAGCCGTACGCCTCTGTTAGGATTAGTCACTAGGCAGTCGACACCAAGGACAAAACCCGCGAGCTCGTACCTTGCATCCCTAAAAACAAAGGGACTCAAACGAACGCCTGCAAAGTAGCGTATCTTGTCATAGCCTAGTACGTGAAAGTTGATACCTCCAGACACGACTAAATCACTATAGCCATTTTGCAACTGCGAAAAATTAGAGGCTGATATCTCGATGTAACCGCCATTCATCAAGGCGGTAAACATGATGCCCTTTTGCCTGCCTTTACCTCCATTGGGTGGTGCGCCAAGTGGGTCAACAAATACCCCAAATTGGGTTTCGATACCTTTGCGGTACTTTGGGAACGTGATCAGCTGAGCCGATGCTTGTACTGTTATAAATAGCAGTACGATGTATATTGTATTTTTCATGATGTTAGTATTTTAAGTTAGTCCAGTGGATAATTTTGCCTTTGAAATCTTCATTGAAGTAAGCAAAGAAATCTTCAATGGTGTCGAAGCCGTCGTTTTGGGCTAGTTGTTCAATTTCAATTTGATTCAATCTACTATTACCTACTACGACTGCTTTTTTTGGTGGCAAATCTTTGATTAGTGTTTCGCGATCCGTGTAATAGATAATTTCAATTTCTTGAATGCTCACGACTGGTATCCTCGGTGCAAACCTAAACATCGTTGGTTGCCTGCAATTGATAAAAAAATCAATCATTGTTCCTACTTGCCAACGGTCTTTTGCGTCTTCACGGATGGTGTGGAGTTTGGCGGGTAATTTGCCTTTTGCAACGAAATTATAATCTTTAGGATAGTGCAATGAAGGGTCTAAACCCGCAATCATATTGATTTCTTTTAAGCCAAAACACTTGTGTATCTTTTCTACAATATAGGTTGGCTTGCCGTTGATTTGTGTGCTAAATGGTAGTATCATGATAAATCATTTTTAACTGTGTATATTGAAATGTTTATGACATCTTCGACATAATAGTGTGTGTCGTTTTTGTTTCCTTCAAAAGTTTTGAGCGGCGGAATAGCTGCATTGCCTTTGTAACATTTTAAGGCATTCTCATAAAGCTGTTTAATGTAGTTTGAGGCTTCTTGCATATTCAAGAAGAGCATAAAATCAACCGATTTTAACTCATCGTGTATCAAGAGCTGTAACTTATTTTTCGTGGAGTAGGTTTTAGTAACCTTTGTAAATTGTTTTGCCATTTTCTATGCTTTTGTCCAGTCGTCGTTGTAGTACTGGCGGTTAATAAATGTGGCTAAGTGAGCCGTTCCTGTGCCTTTTTTGAATAGGTATTTTTTGTATCCGGGTATGCTCATAAAGCATTTGATGCGATCAGCCTGTGATAGCTTATTGAACGCTTTGTTAGCATCAAACTTGCTTACCTTGTTATCGTACAAGTTCCAAAGGCTATCGAACGATATATCTGGCTCTCCAACCTCGATAGTGAGCTGTTTTAGCTTTTTTTGCCACTCCTTGATCTTGTCTTCGTGGTACGGGAATTTTCCCTTAACAAATAGCCAGTCAGAGTGCGCTTGGCTTATTTCGCCTTCAAGTACATTAAACGCTATTAACAACCCGCTTAAATTGTATTTAAACTGCCAGATGTCGCCCGCTTCGATTTTTACTGTATAGGTTCTTTCCATAAATCAATTAATTCAAATACATTAGTTACACATGGAATTCCTATATTAACAGCTAACTGCTTTTCTATCAATGCTCCTTTGCTGTTATTATGGCAAGGGAGCAAGTAAACGGCATCACAGGTTACTAGTTCCTGAACGCAAAGTTTCATTGCTTCTAACCAAGTAGATTGAGCATTATTTACAATGCTTATTGGGTTTGCTACTTCAAAACCAACACTTTCAAGATTAGTTTGCATGTCTTCAAATTTTGCAAAAACTTCCTGTTGTGGTAACCCAGTTACTTTTCCTGCGATGTATATTTTTTTTCTCATTTATAAGAGTTTTTGATTGATTTGACTTATGACCTTTCGAGATAGGTTCATTTTGTACGGATCGGTTTCTGTGGCAAAAAAGCCTTGGAGATAGATTTCTAAAATATAAGCCTCATGATATTTGAGTGTTATTTTGTGTTTCTTTTTCGAATCAAATAGATCAACACGCCTGCTGATTGATTTGGCTTTTGCCATTATTTTGTCCAGAACGTCGAGCATGATGGTGTACGTTTGCTTTTGCTTGCTGTCTAGTTGCCTGAAATCCATTGCTTGGATTAGCAAACACTTTCCTTCGACGTAGTGGACTTCGTCTGCGGTGAGTTTTAGTTCTATTTTCATGGCGCAGTTGGCTTATAATCTTCTAATGGACAATTATCGGGAATAGGTAATCCATCTTTTCCGCCTGATTGTGTGTAATTTAGTAAGAACGGTTCTAGCGTTGCCCCACCCTCTTGCGGCGGAACGTAACAGATAGAGGCTCTTGTGAAATTATCTTTAGTAGAACTCATTTTTACACAGTTACCGCAATCATGGCACGAGGTTATTACTTTGGCTATTTTTGTTTTCATCTTAACATTCGGTTTTTGGTGGTTCTAGTTCTTCTTTACATTCCGTACATATCAGCACGGTGGTCTCGCACCCACAAGCGACAGCGATCACTTTTATTTCGGCTATGTCGTGGGCGCATACTTCGGTAATGCTATAGGTAAGTTCTAGTGGCATAACCCGCAGTTTGAACAAAATAGGTTGCCGTTTTTTTCTTTGACTGGCATTTCCATTTCGCACTCGAAGCAATGAATGAGTAAATTATTACTATCATCGTACTCATCGTCTATTGCAGCTTTGAGTCCATAATCTAAACCTATCCAGATGCCTATAAAAAAGACTATTGTTGCTACTATTACCATCACGATTATTGCCACAATTATTAATGCTATTGTCATACTACTTATACTTTTTTTTAACCATTGATTTAAAACACTCGATTATTTTGGAAACCTCTTCGGGTTTCATTTGCTTTAAAGGCATTTTAACGGGTGAATTATCACTCTTTAAAAAGTCACTCAATCGGTTCAAGTCGGCTACTTCGCCCCATTTATCCGATTTGACCACCCAACCCAAAGTGCGAAGCTGTGAGAGAACTGCTTTGTGTTGTTGGTTGTTTTTGTCGAACAGTGCCCAATTGCCTGTTTGTGCTTGTACTACATTTTGAAGTTGTTGTTTGGGCTTCATGTAATCCTCTATTGCGGAACCTTGTCCCTCGTAGACTTGTGGCCTAGTTGCTGTCATTTTCTATTTCTATTTTTTTTATACCTGCTTCAAAACCTTTTGCAATTCCTTGCACATAAATTTCATCTAAGAAGTTTTGTGCATTTACCATTGTATTCATTTGCTCTGAGAAAGTTTTTTTTTCTGCACATGCAAACAATGCCATTAGTTCATCCAGTGCTTTTACTTTGTTAAATTCTTTTGCCATCTTGTTGTTGTTTTTATTGTTTGCTCCCGAGGCAGGAATCGAACCTGCAAAGCCTTCTAGCTCGGGACACCCGAATTAATAACCTGTGGTATTCTTGGGTAATTAAATTTTATAAGTTGCCTTAGTATGTCTTTTAAATCTTGGATTGTCAATCACTATTTGTTTGTATCTTCTAAAGGCAGCATTTTCTCCTGTTGACATATCGGTTCTTGAGATATAGTTGCCGTTGCTGTCCTTGTATACAATGTGACCATTTACACTATACTGCTGATGATCTTCGTGCGGGATGATGGTTATCGTTGCGCTCATTTTCTAATTGTTTAAAATAGGTTCGTATCTTGAATCGTAGCCATGATATATAATTCACTATGGCTTTGCCGTTTAGTACTACTAGCAATAGCGCTAGTAGTACTGTGGTGCTATTTGGCGACTGCATCCGTCGGGATTTTTTCGCTAAAAAACTCAAACTTATAATCGGCTGAGAAACCTACTGACGACATCGATAAAGGCAAATTGATCTTACTACCATCTTCGTTAATCAATGAAGCTTCAATAAACCATGACGAACGCACAGGCTTATATGCCGCTGCAATTATTGCTACCCCATCAATGAATTCTGGATCATTCGAGTCGGCTGCCGCTTTTTGTAGTTCTAGTACTCTTGAGCCCTTTAGATTTCCTTTACTATCTTTTTTTAGCATTGTAAATAGCATTGTAACCATTGTTGCCGTTTCGGGTGAGTTAGATAAGGAAGCTATATACTTTTCTACCTTAGCAATTCCTGCGGTTACGGTGTCATCCCAACCCTCATTGATGCGGTACCCAATAGTGATCTCTTCTTTATCTGTTGAAAAGGTGTGCGACTGCTGTTTCTCTTTTAAGCCATACACTTGGTTTTTTAGGTCTAAAACCTGCTCAAAAAATTGAAATGTTTTTGTTTTGGCAGCACTTATTACCTCTGATGCAGCACATAACTGAAACATTGCTTTGGGTACGGTTTCTAATACTAATGCCTTGTAAGCCTCACGATCTTGGCTCTTTTTGTCTTCAAGCTTCGCTAAAGCTTCTTTTAATTGTTGTGGTGTAGCCGTTCTTAAATCGATTACTGGGTTTTCTGCGGTTGCATTCATGATAATTGGATTATTTACTGTTATACTATTAATTTTCGTTTTCGTCTTTAAATGGGTCTTGATTGAATGGTTGGTAGTTATATACTCCTACTAGTCTAACTACCTCTTTTATTTTTTCTTCGATGGCTTTTGGCACTACCGCGGCTATAGAGTTAGGATAGTCTTTTTGGTGCATGAGCTGTGCTCTCTCCTGATTAATACAAATGCGCTCACCTGTCGTGAAAATTCGCTTTTGATCTGCGCAAAACTGCAAGCATAGGTACAGTAAGGATAGCCGTTCGTTTATTTGTTCTCTAATCATACTAATTGACATTTAGACCGTTAAATACTGGTATTCCGCTACTTCTTAATTTTATGGAGCCTTTTGTTTTTAAGGCTTCCAACAATGCTGTTGGTCTAATATTAAAAAGGTGATAGGTCACATCATTGTAGCAGGCTTGCAAGTCTTTTGGTGCTACTTGATGCTCGTAACCGTTTGCGATCTTTACAAATTCGGCTTCGCATTTGGCTAGTTCCATTAAAAACCAAGCATTAATCGCTGCATTGGCTAATAATGTTTGATATTGTCTGGTGTTGCCTGAGTTGCTTTCGCACCAGCGACCATAAAAACCGAAAACCATCATTTCATAATCCAATTCGGTCATTGCTAATTTTTGAGTTACTGTTGTCATCTTGTTTTACTTTTCGTTTTGTTCTTGAACACCTCTTACTTTTTCGTATCCTTCAGCCCAAATGATGTAGGTTCCACCATTAGGACCAATTGTCCTTCCTTTACAAATTGCCAGATAACCTGAGCAAAATATCTTTTTATTGGCATCGTACATTATCTTCGTTTCTAGTTCTGAATAAGGATTGTTCCCCTTGGCCATTCCTGAGAAAACAAGAATCTTTTTTCGCTTGTACTTCGTGGTAAATTCAAAATACTGCTGCAAGTCTTTAAAAAAGTATGTAGCTGAATTGATGATCACCACTTTTGGACTATCGCGTTTGTCCAAATATTCACAGAGCTCTTCGTAATTGTAGGATGCGGTTAGAAAATTATCCTTGACATCCTGCATGTTTTTCAATCGCATGCGGTTTATAAAGTCCAAATCGTCCAAATCCTCTTCGAGTTCGTTGTGAATGGTTTTGAGGTTTTCGGCAAAAGCCTTGGCAATATCTAAGAGCAAACTACTCTTACCGGAACCAGAACCACCCCACACAAACCAAATTCCTTTGTTTTGCGGGTCCCCAAATGCTTGATACAATTGGGGACGTGTAGTCTTGAAGTCAATGAGCGTTACCTTTTGGTTAATAATGTTGGTTACTGTTAAGGCTTTTTTCATGCGGATAATTGTTGCTTTTCAATTTCTACCCGAACCTTTCTTAATGAGCCTAATGTTTTACTATACATAACTGTAGGCGACACGTTAGAGTTGTTGGCCTTAGATACTAATGCTATTTGCTGCATATTGAAATCAAGTAATGCCTCTTTGCCATTTGGAGTTACTTTTTTATAGCCATTACCGTAACGATCAAAAATCTCAGTATATCCTACTTTTTTCAAATCTTTCTGACGGCTTATTTTTTGCTCTAAGCCATCAGCCCCCATCATATACCAACCACACAAATATTCAGTTGCATTCCAAAGTGCTTTTAACTCTAAAAAAGCACTATAATCTAAGTCACCAGCCTCATCTAGAATAATTAAAGGAGTTGGAATTGTTTGGATGTAAAAAACCAAGTCCTCATACACATCTGCATAACGCCCAGAGTGATCTACACCAAACTCACGGGCGATTTTTCTGATCAGTTTTTGCTTTGATTTTACTTGAGAACAATCCACATAAATGGCGTTTTGATTATTCTCTGCATAATGCTTTGCTGTATGGCTTTTGCCAATTCCTGCTATATCACAAAAAATAGCTGATATGGAACGATTTTGACAACTTTCTAACTGTGTGGTGATATAACTAAAGGTTTCTGTTCTAACCGTTTCCCACTTGCGATTTTCTTTTAATTCAACTCCTAAAATTCGAGCCAGCGAAATCCATTTAGGTTCGGATATTACTTTGGTTAATTCGCCTTTATTAATTCTGGAATATTGTGCAGCATTAATTCCTAGAACTATGGAGTGTTTGCTATCATTAGCGTAATTCGCACGGTGTACTCTCATTTGTACTAAAATCTTTTGTTTTACTTCTGGACTTAACATAGTTTCAATTTTATAAATCATTAATAGCTCTTGAGCGTTCAGTATATTGGTTAACGTATTCATATTCGTATTCAGGTTCCGGTAGTTCTTTGGGTACGACCTCTGGTGTGATGTCAATTAGTGGTTTATCATTTCTAATGATCGAAACTTTTTGAATTCTTTGACTATCATCTTTAACCATCTTATCAAATTGACTGATGTATTTGGTGGCGTTTTCATATCCTAATTTATCAGCGTCTGTCCACTCTGAATTAGCAGTGTTAAATGTTGGCTTTGGTAAACATTCGCATATAAACAAACCATTTTGATAGATGTAAACTGATTCTATTTCGTTTTTCTCGTTAGGTAAATAATAGGCATCTACGTCATAATTGTTAGGAGATAATTTTCTGATAATTTGAGGGCTTGATAATTGATATTTCTCATATTGTACCTGAACATATTGATTACGGCGAATAGAAGTTTGTGTATGATTCCCGATGTATCTTGTTAATTGCGCTAAATCTAGTTTTGGTAAATCAGGATTAATGTTATTTAAAAAGACTTGTAACCTAGTTTGGTTTGGATATTTTTTTTTGTTAGAATGAGGCTCATTGTTATACGCAATTTGCTCTTGTAATTCATTAGCAACTATTTGCTCAAAACTCGCTTTGGCATCTTTGTAATTGTCATTTTGTTCATCAAAAATCTTTTGAATGGTCGTTCTATTACTATCTCTACGGCTGTAGTGGCGACCTACATTTTGATTATTGTCTTTTTCAACTCCATACTTTTTTATGCCTATAAAATGTTCAGCCGCTTTTTCTTGTGAATTGGTAGGGTTACACCAACGTACAAATGGAAAAACATTACCCGCTTTCATTAGGCCGTCCTTGTAGTCAGAAACTAAATGTTGTTCTACCTCCATTTGCATCGGTACACCTAAACCTTTAGAGGTTGTGAAACGGAACATAGAACGAAGACAATCGATGTACAACTCGTGATTTTTTGATTTTGAATGAGCTATTCCAATCATCGCACCACTCATAACATCAAACGCATAATAAGCCATCACTTTTGAGCCATCATGTAACTTGGTGTGCATAATATCACGGTCATCAAGGGTGATTTTACTCATAGAGTAATTAGGAGCAGTACGAGTAACGTGAGGTCGAAGTTTATGGTTGAAATCATACGTTTTATTACGGAATTTAGCAATAATCAAAGCGTTTGCAGGGTCGTTTATGATATTCCAAACAGTACTCACAGAAATTTCAACAGGCTTGTTTTTTTTGTAGAAATCACGACGTTCAAAAACCTCTCCTGTTTTAATGTCAAAAACATCTATTGACCCATCCAGAAATTCAATATACATTTCGTGAACCGTTTCTACATACGGCTTATTTGGTAAGCAATAGAGGCTAATAACTAAGTTCTCTATTTTATTTGTAACCAACAGTGCATTTTGCATTCCAAACTTTCCTGAGATAATAGCCTGATACCCCTCTTTAGCGTATTTTGTTGCTTTGTAACGTAACGAGTCCTTAGTAGTAGGTAACTTGTGAGCCACGTCTCTAAATGCATTCACATCCTTACTCAAACTATCCCAAATATCAACCGTAGTAACACCTAACGCTTTTAAATACTGCTTACGGTTGTTTTTCATAAGCAATACCGTATTCAGCACTGAGGCTTGGTAAGTATATAATTCTCGTACATCAAGGTCTAGTGTTTCTTTTTCACCATAGGTATGTGCAGCATAAAAATCCCAAGCCTCACGATCAGCAACATAGTTTTGTGCAAACCAGCTCTTTTTGATTTCCTCTTTTGGCTTACCAAAATGAAGAGCGAGCAGGTCTTTCCACTCTTGTACAAGTGAGCTATGCAATACAAGTGCATCGCTACCGAGAGAAGCACGTCGCAGTTGTTGCTCCGTACATGTAGCCGACTTCATGCGCCCATTTATCGCCTTATAGCTTATTACTTTTAAGCTGTCGGGGTGAAAGTGGCGGTCAAAAATCAAGTACTTGATCTTAACACCTAGTTTCTTCTCGTGAAATTCGTATGGAGTTTCCAAATTGTTTGTTTTTTAATTGTTCCCGCCTAGTACTCGAAACTAGGAGTGTGCCACTCGGGATTGCCTACTTAAATACCTTGAGAAATCGTTCCCGCCCTGGTGTCGAAACCAAGCAAAGCCGTGGCGGGATTTTTACTATATTTGAGGTGTCTAATCTTAAATAATAGTAATATGAGTGATAAATTATCCTTTAATGAAGAAAAGCTGTTTAGCTTTTTATTTTCGAAAATAATCGAATTGCAAGCTGACGTATTCTCTCAAAAAACATTGTTAAAAGCCTTACACAACCATCTACATCCTGACGATGCTGTTGTTTTTGACAAGATGCAGCAGGCATTGAAAGAGCAGAAAGCAAAAATTGTTCAAGATCATGCTGAGACTTTTGTTGCTGAGCTAAAATCGATTTCGGACGATTTTGACAGTATGTTAGGATCGTTGATAAATCCAAAGTGATGTTTCGGATCATAATTATAGATTTATTGGTTCGCTTACTGTGATACTTACTATTTTACCACCTCTAAAGGTGATAGTTTCAATTACTTCACTGGTGAAGTCTTCGTTTACATGGTGAATGATCTTTGTTTTCATCAGTACAGTTTTATAATGTTACTTTATTTGCTTCTTCGAGTAGCAACTCCTTAGCACGAGCTCGTATTTTTTTGGCTAGATCAGATTGATTGTAATCTTTAAGAGCCATCATTACATTTTGCTTACTTGTGTCAAATTCTTTTGCCATTTGAGTTTTAAACTCGGGTGCGATTCTTATTTTCATATCTTTGCTTTTGAAACTATGTTTTTAAACTTGTTATTCGCTTTTCGTTTTACAAATATATTACACAAATTGCGATATAAACAAATAAATTATCACAATTTGCGAAAATAATTTTAATCTTATGGATAAAGCTTTGATTTTAAAGGAAATAAAAAAACACTACAATTTTAAAACCGATGGTGAATTTGCTCAGTTTTTAGGTATTAAGCAGAATACATTATCAAATTGGAGTACAAGAAACTCCATAGATTACGACAGAGTTATCGCAAAATGTGAAAATATAGATGCTAACTGGCTACTTACCGGAATAGGACCAATGTTAAAAACGGAGAATTCAAGCACCGGGAATGTGTTTAGGCTAAAAACAGATAACGATGTTCAAAATCAGTCGGTACCCCTGTATGATATTCAGGCATCGGCATCGGTGGTGGCACTGTTCAAGGATTCCAGCACCGAGATACCGGTAGATCATATCACTATTCCTAATTTACCCAAATGCGATGGCGCGATCTATGTAAGCGGTGATAGTATGTACCCATTACTTAAGTCTGGCGACATTATCATGTATAAAAAAGTAGCCAACGAGATCGATAACATGTTTTGGGGCGAAATGTACCTGGTATCATTGATCAACAATGATGGTGATGAGTTTGTAATGGTAAAGTGGCTGCATAAAAGTGAACTTGGTACGGATTACGTGAAGCTAGTAAGCGAGAACCGCCACCACCAGCCAAAGGACTTTCACATCAAGAACATCAAGGGATTGGCGTTAATTAAGGCATCTGTGAGGATTAATTCAATGTATTAA